ACGGTTATACCATCCCCCACTTGTTTTATCGAATCGATATCTTTCCAAATCATCTTCCAATCTTGGGGCGTTAGATCACATTTTCCATCATCTTTTCGGCATTTTTGCAAAGCTGAAGCAATAGCCTGATCCAGTTCCTTGCCAGCTTCTATCTCCTTTCGTATCTGATTAGAGACACATGATCCAAAATTCTCAGTATTAACATTCTGCTTTTCATCTTCATGTGGTTTTTTTCCACATGCTTTTTCTTCATCATCTAATGGTTCGCTTTCTGGATCTTCCAATTCTTCTTCTGTTGGCTTATCTTCCGTTGGTTTTTCTTCTGTTGAATCTTCCAGTTCTTCCCCATCAGTATCTTCAAGATCTTCCCCTTCAGGATTTGGATTAGGATCTTCTTCTTCATTTGGTTCTTCCGTATTTTCATTAGGGTTTCCATCGGGATTCTCTGTATTTATCATAGGATCTTCATCATTTGATTCGGGGTTTCCATCTTCATCCGTGGGGTTTTCGGTATCTTCTTCTTCTGGCCTGATCATTCCGTCTTTGCTTTGCGCTATGTCTGCATCATTAAGCTCGGATAGCTTGGCTCCATCCATTCCCAAGACGCTAGAGAAAGCCTGGATTTGTTCCTCTGTAACAGCAATGGTATTCCCTGCAAGGATCTCGAACAATTGCTCCAGAGAAATATCAGCTTGTTGAGATATCTTATTGAGAGCTTCTTCTCTGCTAAAATCTTCGTTGTTCATATTTTCATAGATTGCATTGTGGATAGCTCCAGCAACATAGGCCCCTTTAAAGTTGCATATCTTTTCAGCAATCTTCTCTTTTGGTTCTTCTTTCATCATTTTTGTTGATGTTTCAAAATCGGATTCTTGGTTCATTGGGAGGGAAACCACAGAAGTTTCTAAAAGATTAACACCTTTGAGATGTAACACACCCTCAACATCTTCTTCGGAATCAACATCGATTCCTACCGAAAAAGTCTTTAGAATTTTTTCTTCTATGAGATCTCGAACCTTCTTAATTTCTGGAACATCTGACTTTGAGATTTTCGCTTTGATCCATAAGCCCTCATCAGAAACTTTTACAGCAACGCCCTTCCCTATTGGCATATCTCGATTGTGGTTAAAGAAGATAATAGGGTTTTTCTTCCATTCTTCAACGCTCCATTCTGATCCTGGGATATGTTCCTTGCCCCGATCTATTACCTTGGCCCCATCTTTCATGGCTCGGTTTGCCCAACCTTCAATGAAAAGCTCACCTGTCTTTGCATCTTTCTGCTTATACTCAAAATCAAAATTCAATCTTTTTGCCAGATCCATAATAAAATCCCTTTATAAACGTATGAATTAAATCCCTTTAATTATTACATTTTAAGTATAGCTAGTTGTAAAGGGTTGTAAAGATCAACCGATATTATTGACTATTTTTTTGGAACTTCTGTTTTCATGCATCAATCACCCACGAAGTACCACAAACATGATACTTCACGAATCTACCTCCATGACAATCTCACTTTTTTGATAAAAGAAAGGCCCATGAACACATGAACCTTCCAGCTATATTATTAAAACCTTTTCACTTACTAGGCATTATACACAAAAAGAAAGGCCCCAAAATGGAGCCCCCCGTCGAGAAATAGGTATGATTTAATATTATAAATGGCTACGGAACATCAATCAACTCCTCTGAATCTTCTGGTGGAATCATCAGCCATGTACATCGGCAATTTATTATCTCGTTTGCTGGCCCCCTTGGATCTCGTGGAAACATCATTCTTGCCCCAGCTGGCGTTTTAAAAGCTTCGTTTGCTTCTACTGTTACCCCATCTAATTGAACATGATCAGAAGAATCACCCTTGGCAAATGATCTTACCCTTTCATCCCCTGCCGTTATCCACATCTTTTTCATACCTGGGATAACTTGCTGGGCATCTTCAAAAGTAGCCTCTTGACCGAAGGAAACCGCTGAGAGAACTTCTGTTCTGGATATGGTTAGAGCCCTGGAAGGAATGATATCAGAGAAATAGTTCCCGATATCTTTAGCGATATCCTGTAACGTTTTTGATTCCTTTAATCCAGCTTGAACCTTAGCCAAAATTTGTTCTGTTGTTGTACGGTTAATTCCTTGGAAATTCTCCAATTGCCTTGCTGCCAATGTCGCTAATCTGTCTTGTCTGTTGCGCTCACCAATAGCAGATATTTCATCTTGATTAGGCAAATTAAATGGCACGTTGAGATGTAGGTTAGAGCCTAGCTCGGCAGAGCCTACACCAATGGGAACACCGCTTTCAGTGTACGTTTTTTCAAACTCAGAAAAAGCCTTGTCCAATGCTGCCCTTAGCCTATCGTTTTCTGGAATATTGCTATCAGCTTTGATTTTGTCTTTATAAATTTCGTTGAATAGTTTAATAGCGATTGGCCCTTGATCTGAAAAGATATCCAAAACCACTTCCAACATTTCCCTTTCCAATTGGCCTACCGATTTATCTTCAAGAGCCTTCCTTTCATCCCACCATTGGAAATTTTCCTCTAGCAATTTTGGCATGGGTATTTTTTCCGTTGGCCTTTCGTTTTCTTCTTCCTCATCTTCTTCTTCAACGCTTGGCTTTTGTTCTTGCGGATTCATGTTGCCCATAGAAAATGGAAATTGACCTTGGGGCTGTTGTGTTGACGTTACCTTATCCCCACCTTCAATGGGAGGAAGATCATAGAGATCTGCCCGAACTTCATTGATGGTTTTAAAAGCCAATTGCTTGTTTGCAACATCTGCCTTTTCACCTTCATTTGCTTGTAATACTGCGACATCGGAATTGTCGAATTCAAAAAATCTAGCCTTCCCAAGTTCTCTTTCGAAGCCCAAGGAAAAGGAATCTGCAACAACATTTTCATAAGGGATGATTGTGCTATCCCAGAAGTTCATTAGTTGATGCTTGGTTTCCTCAGATCCAATAGAGCCCGTTGCTTGCAATCCTATCTCGTGTGGGGGCATGGCTAATGCGGCAAGGATCTCGTGTCTCTTAAGAAGGATATGCTCCTTCAAGTCTTGCTCTGATAGAGTTGATTGGAGATTCTTTGCTGATACACCTTGAGGTAATATCATTGTTCTTCGTTGGTTTCTCCTACCTGTCCAATTTATCTCGACAGACTTCAGGAATCGAAGGGCTTGTTTCTCATTTGCTTTCTCTCCTATTTCGATAACTGGCCCAGGATTTGCTTGCTTAAGATAAAAGTTCAATAGGTATTCGGTTGAATACCGATCAAAAAGCAAGCTCTTTCGAGTAGCTATGAAAGGAGAAAGGCCCCAGATCATACTTGCAAGATTGGGAAGTCTAATGTGAATTATGTCTTCTGGGAATATCCTAATCACACCTTGAAAAATATTCGCATATTCTTCGCACATACCCATATTGATATTGTAGTGAGATATCCCACCTTTTGGATCTATCTCGATTGTGATTACTTCTGTAGGCAGTAGAATCATTTGCTTACGGAATCTTAACTTCCAAATAATCGCATTACCCATCAAGGTTAGCTCACTAACCACTTTATACATAAAATTTGCATAACCTTCGAAATCGTTTGGCCTGAGAAATCTTTCTTGAAGTTGATGACCTTCATCTGGCTCTTGGATAATTTCCCCATCTTTCACCACATTCTTGTTTATCATCAATCCACGAGAGGAAATCTTTCGAGCTATGATGTTACATATGATGTAAATCCATGGTTCACTGAAATAGAGATTCTTCAGCGTGAACATATCCATTACGGCATCAATCTCACTTGAGAAGTAACCCCTGGCAACATCATCGAAAGGATCAGGTGGGGGGTTGGATTTTACAAGCAAGTCTGTCTTTTCCTTTTCATACATGTCTTTCGTGTAGCTCATTAGTTTCCTCCTTGAAACTTGGTTATATTGCCAAATCTTATTTTATTTTGCACATGCTAAAATTACAGTTCAACACTTCATACATCCTTGCACCCGTCAAAACCCTTCATCAACATCGAAGTCCATACTTTCAGCCATATAGTTAGCCCAAGTAGACTTTTGGAATTCTTCCCCAGGAAGCTCTTCAAGAAACTTGATTTCAAAATCTTTTTCAGCGTATTGCTCTGCCGCTGCATATGCCAGAAATGTAGCTGTAACAATATCGTCATGTGAGCCTTCCGCTGCATTGTATTTCATACGCCCTATTGCATCGCTTTCCACTTCGTACACATCAAACTCGTGTATCATTTCGGGCCAATTGGGATAGATGATATTTGTTTGCTCTGTACCAGTGATTAGCGAATTCACCATTTCAGCTTTGTTAGAATTGGAAAAAACGATTCCTTGATAAATCAGCCCAGGAACTTCGGAAAGCATATCGTCGATAGCATCACCAACCCCTGTCCTGTCATGATAGAGAATTTCCACTTCTTTGAATTTTCGCATGAACCTGATTATGTCGATTACTTGCTCGGTGTATTTCTTTTGATGAAATCTCATGAATCCAACTATTCTAAATGGCCTTACAGTATGATCGATCAAAACCAATACAGTGTAATCATGCCTTTTGGCCCAATCACATCCAGCAACGACAGTCATTTTTTCACAGCCAGGAGCAAGCCAATATTCAACAGGCCCATCTTTTATATATTCATCTTTCCAAAATTCCTTATCGATGAGTAACCTTGGAAAGACAGATCCATTATCTAAGAATGCCGCTTCATAATACTGTTGGAACAAACGGGATGGTAATAGCCTTCTAGCTTCTGCAATCGATTCTCTTGGAACATATGGATTAGCCATTGTTGGGGCTGTTATGAACATCGCACGGGGTATTCTTTTCTCCCTTGCTGCCCT